TTATGTCTAACTAACTTATACTCATACCCAATTTTTCCATGAGTATCAATATAGCGTATCTTGCCTAAAATCGTATATAAATCCCTTCGGATACGTAATGTCTCGCCATAATTAAAAATCATAATCTTCTCTCATACTGAAAACTATATATAAATGTATATTACTAATTACTATGATTGTACACAGAATCTAGAAGTATGCCAATACAGTTATAAAAAGAATCACTTTATAAGGAAGAACAAAATAATTGATGATTAGGATTATACCAGAATATATAAGATACTCCTTAACTTACATACCCTATAAATCTCTTCTTACCTTTTAATCTCAATGGAAACATCCTATCATATTTTTCCATATATATTAGTTTATTATATCCTTTTTAGTCTTTTTACACTTCACTGGCAGAAACAGAATTATTATTTTACCCAATTGTCTTTCCGCGTAAAGCAGTTTTCACTTGACACCATAATTGAGTTTCATTAACTACTAACCTAAATATAATTTCTGAATATAATATACATCCCTCTTTTCTGCCCAGGCAATATTGGTATAAAAGCAAGCGTTAAAATATTCCACATCATACTTACTCATTCAATTTCAGCTTTTATAGTTCTAATTTTATTTTTTCTACTTTTAATTGCCGCCTCTATCCTATTAGTGATTTTTTGCCTCTACCAGATATTTGTTAAGATTAATTGACACAATTTTAAGCACTATGAACCCAATATTATATAAGTACCACTTATATAATATTGGTTACTCTTTTACTATTTTCTATCTATTTTCTTCTTAAGATCCTCTTTTAACTTTCTTTTCATATTTATTTCATGTTTATTTCATGTTTATTAATAAGTTGTTGTTATAATTCAAGCAGTGATAGACAATGAGATATGCTAATATCACTTATTTCCTTTAACGAAAGGAGGTGAAACTATGAAAATAGATTATTCTTTGTGCAGAGATATATTATTAGCAGTTCAAGATTTCCCTCTTCCAACAGTTAATAATAATGACTCAATCAACTTCCCTGATATCAACAGGCTTACTATTGACTATCACATTTATATCCTTATACAGAATGGTCTATTGTCTGGCTTAAATGCTAGCTCTAAATCAAGAGATTATTTATATTTAGAACTAGCATTAACACATGATGGGCAACAGTTTGTTGATTTATTATCTAGCGATACGATATGGAACAAAGTAAAAGATTACGCTATCCAAAAGGCAATCCCTTTAACATTTGATACTTTAATCCACATTGCACAAAGTTTGCTTTGATAGTTTCTTCAACTCCTCCTTCTCTCCATACTTGGCTAAATAATAGATTACATCCATTCTTTCTGAATTCCAATGTGGGTATTTTTTAAGATTATCTACAGTCATTGTTTTAAGTTGAACGTAAAATGCTAATCTATTAACCTGAAAGTGTTTGCTATCTTTAATTTCTCTTTCTTGTTTAATCATTTTTTCTCCATTTCTTTTAAGTTTCTAAAAGGACGTGATTATAATGGCAGTATTCTTAGTAAGTTATGATTTAAATAAGCAAGGTCAAAATTACACAAATTTAATCAATGCAATCAAAACTTATGATGCCTATATTAAGTGTTTACATTCTCAATGGTTAATTTCTACCAACGATAATATCGACTCAGTCTACGTATATTTAAGTAATAAAATAGATAACAACGATCTTTTACTTATTACCCCAATTGTGCAACCGTTTTATGCTACGCTCCAATCAGATGTTATTTCATGGCTTAAACATGAACAAAATTTGGGCCATATCCCTACAATTTAAAGGTGGTGATTATAATGGGTACTTATCGAACTGCGCAAGTTTGTAAAAATGGTCATGTTATTACATCTAATATTCATAACTCTGCTCACCTATCTAATTTCTGTCCTGAATGTAGAGCTGAAACTATAACTTCTTGTCCAAACTGTAATACCCCTATTCGTGGTGAATATGATGCTCCTGGTGTTATTAGCTTTTCAACCTATACACCCCCTAAATACTGTCATCATTGTGGATATCCATTCCCATGGACAGAAGAAAAAATAAATTCGATTTCTAAACTTCTAGACATGCAGGACCAATTAACAGAAGAAGAAAAAAAACATTTTATGTCCTACTTACCAGTTATTTTTTCTGAAACTCCTCAATCAGAGGTATCCGCTTTACAATTAAAATTATTGTTTAATAAGCTTCCTTCTGAAATCAGTTCTTTAGCTAAAAGACTTATTTCTGATGCTATATCTGAAGGTATTAGAAATATTCTTTTCCCTTGATACATTCAATTAACAACTTATAACCTTTGCATTTATCAAAACCACAATTATATTTTTTCTTTACTACCCAACAATCACATATAGCTTATAATTTTGCCCCACAATGTTCACAGAAATTTCCACCTATCACTTCTATATTACATTTGGGGCATTTTACTTTTCCTGTTTCTTGTTTCATTTGTATCACTTCATTTTTTGTAACTTATTAAGTTGCATTCTTTGCACGAAAAATAGACAAAGGAGCTCCAATTGAAAGGTAGTCAATCATAACTTCAATCTCATCAGCCCAAACACTCCTTTTTTAATTTTAAAAAGAATGTTTTAGGTGTAATTCCGAGCGCCTTAGCTACTTCATTTTGTATTTTCCCAGCACTTACAATTGCTCCTTTTAACTTATTTACATCAATCAATATATCGCCTCCTTTTTCTATTTATAACTTTTTAAGTTGCTTATAGAACAATTTAGCAATAGTAACCTATCAAGTTATTTTTGTAAATATTTTTTACAAAAATGTTGCCCACAAAGTTAAGACAGTGTAATATTAACTCATAAGGAGACTATTAAGAGCGAGGTAAACCCATGACTACTAATAAAGGAGATAGAATTAAAAATCTCAGAATTAACAATAAGATGACTCTAGAAGAAGTCGGTGAAAAAATCGGTGTTTCAAAACAAACATTATATAAATATGAGAATAATATTATTACAAATATTCCCTCTGATAAAATCGAAGGATTAGCAAGGGTTTTTAATATATCGCCTGCAGTGATAATGGGCTGGGATAAAGACGATGAGCAATACTACCAAGATAAAGAAGCTGCAGAGTATGCTGAAATATTGCACACACGCCCAGAAATGCGTTTATTGTTTTCCGCATCAAGAGAGATCTCTAAAGAGGAAATGCAAGAAGTGGTAAACTACATAGAATTTATAAAATCTAGACATAAAAATAAGTAAGATATATAGATAACAGGAGGTTTATATGTTTTTCTTTTTCCCTGAAGAGAGTCCTAGCAATGCAGACAATACTTATCAGTCCCCTTTTGAATCAATTAAACAAATAGATGATGATGGCAATGAGTATTGGTATGCTCGAGATTTACAAGAAATACTCGAATACTCAGAATGGAGAAATTTTAGTAAAATTATTGAAAAGGCTAAAAGTGCTTGTGAAACCAGTGGTCATGCAGTTCAATCCGAATTTGTTGACGTCAACAAATTGGTAGATGTTGGGGCTAACTTACAACGTAGTATACAAGATATAGTACTCTCTAGATATGCTTGTTACTTAATTGCTATGAATGGCAATCCTCGTAAAGAGGTAATTGCATTAGCTCAAACCTATTTTGCTGTGAAAACTCACGAGCAAGAGCAATTAGAATTACAAAAAGAAGATAGCTTACGTTTACAAATCCGACAAGATATTAAAGAGCATAATATATCTTTAGCTGAAGCTGCTAACCAAGCAGGTATAAAAGAACCTAAAGATTATGCTATTTTTCAAAACGAAGGCTATAAGGGTTTATATGGAGGTTTGGGCGTAAAGCAAATTCACGCTAAAAAAGGTCTAAAAAAATCTCAGAAGATTTTAGATCATATGGGTAGTACCGAACTTGCTGCTAATCTATTCCGATCTACACAAACTGATGAAAAATTGCGCCGGGAAGGAATAAAAGGAAAAGAAAACGCTAATAAAATTCATCATGACGTTGGGGCAAAGGTACGTCAAACTATCAAAGAATTAGGCGGTACCATGCCTGAAGATTTAGAAACACCGACTAAAAGCATCCAACAAATAAGAAAAGAAAGCAAAAAAGCGCTTTCAAAATAATACACAAGGAAGAGTGTTACTATTGGTTGTAAATTTGATTTACTGCGATTTACCACATGCCAACGCTGTGTCGGAGGAATGTGATGATATAGATACCTATAATATCTACATAAATAAAAATAAGGGCTTACAGAATTACCTGTAAACCCTTATTTTATTAGCTTGGTGCGGATTGAGGGTATTTACTAAATATTTAACGATATTACTACATCTTGCCATTCACAAAGAATAAAAGGGGACAAAAAAGGGGCTAACATCATTTTTAAACTTCCATAACATATAAAAGTAAAAAGCCTAGTAAATATCATATCTGCTAGGCTTTTAGTATCTTATGAAGTAGCTTCATCAATCAATTCATAAAGTTCTTTATTTTCTTTCTCTAAACTCTTAATTTTAGTTTCATACTCATTAATAACTTCATCTCTTGGATTACAGCATGAATCTATTGGTCTAAACGGTATCTTTGGACCATAACTTTTATTGTGATATAAAAAATGATGCGGATCTAACCATATAATGTAAAATATATTCTCTATTATAACACCATGTGCTCTTCCTTTAGTTTTCCCAAAAGATATTTGATAAAACGAATTAGCTAATTGTTCATTGCGACTTATATATTCTGGCCATTCATCTACATCATCTTGATTTATATTATGAAATCGAATAGCTCTTCCACCCAGTCCAGCATGAATTTGATCTATAGTAAACTTACAATATTCTCTTAGCTTTTCAAAGCAATTTTTTATTCCTTTATCACACATTCCATTACAGTTGTAATAAGGATTATTAAAATCCAAATGTTCAAAAGAAAAAACTATTTTGCTATTTCCGCCAGTTACTTGTTTAGGTATGAACTGACTATGTGGCGGATTAACTTTAGGAATCTTCTTTAAACTCATATTATCCTAATTGTTTTCTATAATACTCTGTTATATCATCATCAGAAATAACTGCATTACTTCTTTCCCAAGAATTTAGCTCTCCACGTGCTTTTATCCATGGAGCTTCTCTATGAGTCATTATTTCTAAGTCAGTACCGCTAAATTCACCATAAGCCTCATAAACCCATTTAGCAATAGTTAGTGCATCTTCATTTACATCCCCATCATATTTAGGGACTATAGCCCAATCACCAACTAGTCCTTTTACATACCTAATATTAGAATATAAAGAAGGACATACTGGACCATGCACCCAAGCCTGAAACCTATCTTCAAACAATCTTTCACCAGTTTGAGCCAAATACCATGCATATGCATAATAACATAGCTTTTGAAGTTTCTTATGTGTTTGAGGTTCAATCGATAAAAAAGCATTTGCAATATCAAAAATATTCATTTCATTTCATCTCCCTCACTTTCAATGATTAAAGTATTTCATTTATCTTAACTATCTATATTATACATGAAAACAACATGAAATCACAATGCTATTTAGTTATATTGAAATTATTCCTATGCTTTTTATATCTATAATATAAAAATTAAAGGAACTATCAAAGTAGGATACATCTACAACAATAGCTCCTTTTTAATTTTAACTTCTAATACTGCAGTCCATATATATCATTATCGAGTTTTCTACGTTTTAAATTTAATCTGATTTTAAAGCTCTCACATTTATATTTCTCGAATAGAATAGTGGAGCCCGAAGAATTTGATAAGCTTCAAAACGTTGGCTCGATTATACTTTGACGGAACAGCAATTATTAAAGTTTTATCGCTGTTAATATAAACCGTCTTCACATCCTCCGTCCAAACAAAATTAGGGAAATACTCAGCTAAGCCCAAATCTTTCCATGTCTCCCTACTAACCGTTAGTATCCCATGTCCTAGCCTCTGCTGCATTGAGCATATTATATCCCATGCAGCGGCGTAGCTATCTACGATTACTGCGTCCCTCATAAAATGTGGGTCCTTGTTAAATACTTTCAGCATTACTCCCACCTCCTATTATTACCCTAATTACATCATATTTTTAAATCGTATGCAACGGCTATTTGTAAACAAAAAAAGACCTTACCAGGACATATTCCCAGTAAGGTCTTTTGCATTATTACTGTCAATCCATACGTCCGCCCTCGTATGGTAGGGAGATGTATGGATCACCTCTCAATCATCGATGAATTACTATTCCGATTGTCGCACCCGCTCCCAGTATTTGGGATAGGTTGCGTTGCATCTTGAGTCGATGGATTGTTTTCTTGTCGTTCTCTACTTTGTTCTTCAATTCGTCTATAGAGTTCGACATTTCTGATAAGGTAACTTCTTGCTTCACTAAGTCCGCTTTGGCTTTGTCCAATTCGGTCGTTAATTTGTCGATTGTATTGTGTGCTTCGTTCAATTCTTGTCGCTGCTTCACGGCTATAGTCTGTGCTTCTGTCAATGGAACGTTGGACGCTTCGATTAAGTTCAACGCTTTCTCGTTGTTGCTTTTGAGCTCGTTCCACTGCGTTAATGGTACGCTGATAGTCGCTTCCGTTTGATTGGTAGAATATGTATCCGATGCAAAGGATGATGACGAGCCCAATACCACCGATAACAATATTGCGGTAAGTAGGGTTATTAAGTAAAATTTTGATTTTGTCATACATTATTCCCCTCCTGTTGCGTAATCAGTAATGCCCCTTGCGATAGCACGCACTATAGTGTCTAAATCATTGTTAAGTAGTGCTAGATCTTCATCATTATCTATAAAAGCCATTTCAACTAACACGGCTGTTGCGTCCGTACCATTTAGCACCCATAAATCGGTACGCTGTTTTACACCACGATCAACCGTATTAATACTACGGATGATTTGCGATTGGATATCGTTCGCTAGACGTTGGCCATTGAAAGACTTGTACAAAGTTTCTGTGCCCCTAGCTTGAGTGTTAAAAGCATTGCAATGCAGAGACACAAATATATCTGCTCCCCATTCGTTAGACGTTTCACACACAAGACCTAAATCATCATTTTGTAAAGTTCTAACTTCACATCCCGCAGTTTCTAAGTAGCGAGCTAACATTTTACCCGCATCACGTGCTACATCACATTCCCGAGTTCCGTAGACCGGATTAACAGCGCCGCTATCTAGGGCAACGTCATGTCCTGGGTTTATAAATACTTTCATCGTTTATCCTCCTTTTCTAATTGGTCCGGGATTCCATTCCCGTTCTCGTCTATCCAAAGCCCTAAGAAGCCTACAATAGCCGTCAAGACACTTGGAATAAAGATATGATCAATAATATTGATACCAACGTTAATGAGCTTATTCATGTCATCGCTAACATATCCTCTAACAAATGACATAATATATTCGCTTACTACTAATAAAATAGGCACTAGCATGATTAGTACTAGTGCCCTTGTAGCCAATACACCTGTTGGGTGAATATTAGCGATGCGGATTGAACTATATATTGTTTTTACTTTATTAATTACTTTCATCTTATCCAAGGTTTTCACCTCCGTCATTCGGGATGGTGATACCCCTTTTTATTGGTAGATTATTAAGTAATTGTATGTGCATTAATTCCGTATTTAGTGTTTGCGTTGTGGTTTCCAATGCCTCCAAGCGGTGAAATATAGCATCATCTCGTTCCTCCAACTTCACCAGTTGCCTTAGAATATCTTGATTACTTTCCGTTAATTTGCCAATGCTATTAATAGCATCTGTCATACGGTTATCATAATATTCCCTTTGCTTATCTAGCTTACGCCCTACATGATCATCAAGTTTACGTTTAACCTCGGCTATAGATGTATGCTCCAAGAACCACACCATCGCTCTAAATGACCCTCGAAGGGCAGCCCAGATGACCCCTAACAAGGTCATCCAGAATCCTATATCCGCAAAGTATGGCGGAATTCCTGCATCCATCAGAAGTATTCTGATTTCGTCCATTCATGAACTCCTTTCTTATCCTATAAGAAATTAACCTACTTTATTAATTGTGTCTGTAGCAAACACATATTCATATTTAGCGTCTCGTTCCATAGTGATAAGTTCAGAGCCGTTGAATTGGATTTTCTTCGTATTAATTCCTCTAAAATTAAACTTAATAGAGGTTGCCACTCCCGTTTGATTTGGTATCATTGGGTCTTCGGATACAGTAATCACCTGTCCTTGATTAACTTTAATAATAGTATTGTCACCGCAACTTACCAAATCATCAAAGTTGTTACACACTTCCGGGAAATTACCACCTTTAGCAGGACTGTTAGGCAATTGTGTTAAGTCAAATTCTACAAATTCAACTTTTTTATATTCACTAACTCTTTCTGCTAAAGTTTTAAACATATTTTCTAAATTAAACTTTCCTGTAGATTCTAATGTAGTAGGAATCACCTTGACCCCTTTTTCGTACACCTTACCCTTGCCTACAACAGTAACGCCAACAGTCGAAGTTGTTAACGGAACATCTTTAATGAATGCCCCGAAGGATGGCCCCGTAACCTCGCCTGATGCGTAGCCAGATACACGATATGTTCCTACAATACTACCAAGCATATTGAAGTATTCTAGCTCAACATCCTTAGTGTTAAAAGGTTCATCTAATGGAATTTGCGCAACGCCATTTTCACCAAGACTAATACCTGCAGCAAACTCTCGGCCAAGTAATGCTACTCTGAAGTATGGTGTACCAGATACACTGATATAGGTTTGCCCTTGTGTAGGTCGTTTGAAGTTAAATGGTTTAGGTTGCTTTTTAATAACATCACCTAAACCACGAATAAGACCTTTCAGGACTTCATTTGGGGTTGCGTTTTCGCAATATACATTTAGACCTAAAAGCATTTCATAGGCGCCTTCTGCAGATGCATCTTTACCTGGTAACCCATCATCCCCATTGCGGCCATCTTGACCTTTTAAGGATTTGAGGAAGTCCTCACGTGTTCCGGAGTTACCAGATTCTAACCATATTTCATAAGCACTTTTACCGTTTTGACCTAATATATTAATAGCGGGCACAGTAAATGTCCCCTCTACCTTGAGTGGTGGTAAATTAAAACCTGTTACATTAACATTTAATTCTTCTGCCATAATAATCCCCTTTCATTAATGACGTGCAATATCTTGAATGATATTAACTTCGCCAAACCCTAATTTTAAGCTATGATCATTGTTGTAAATGAATGCATCATATTGGTGGATTCCTTTAGCATCTACCTTACTAACTGTATCATTGCCATTAATACGGAATGTGATACGGTTATTCTCTATCACACCATTAACGGATAACACCTCATTTGTGTCAGGCTTTCGCCTGATTTTCATAATAGCTGTATACCCATTATATGAACCGCCGCCCTCGATAATGTAGGTCAGTCCGTAGTCCTGCCCTACATGTAAATCAAAATCATATTCTTCCATATACGCACCTCCGTTTATTATTGTCTAGCAATTACCAATACATATATCCACCCTGTCTTTAAATTTCTTTTTGTGTCATTAGAAAATGTCCTAGCAGCGTATGCTCTACGAGTGCCCATTAACCCAACCTTACTTCCATCAAAAGTATATATAGGAAAGTTAGGCGAATTACTTTCGTAATAATCAAGATTTGGGCCCTCTCGCCCACCAACTTTACCATTACTAATTATTTTGTACGAAATCGGCACAAATACGCATTGACCCTCACTATATCCGTCAGGTATTGGCGTATAATCCCCGTGAGCAACTTCATACGTTCTCACATCAAGGCTCTTTACCTTGTATCCAGCATTGTATATAGACTGGCCCTCAATGTTAACACCTCGAATTGTTGCGCCGGTAATTAATCCTCCATTGATATGGGAACCCGTAATGTTACCATTTGAGTCAACTTTAAATGACCCGCTTTCATTTTGGATTTCTGTGCCAATTAGCTTACCACCTCGAAGTGTGCCACCTATATATGCAGATAGAGCAGATAAACTATCCACTTTCAATTTATCGGCAGTTATTGAATTCGCCTGTATCATCCTATTTGTGATGATATTTCCATCTATGAGCGTGTCACCAGTAATATGAATTAATTTACCATCAATCTTAACGCCACCTTCATAAAGGTTTATTCTTGAAAGGATAGCCCCTCCATCAAGTGCTTTAAGACCCTTTGTAACTTTAAGTTCAATACCTTTATCAAGCTGCGTAAAACGGCTTTCTACATCTTCAGCAAGGTTTTGAACTTTAGTACTATATTCGTGAGAAACTTTATTGAATTCTTCACTTAGTTCGTTAACACGCTTATCAAATTCTTTCAATCCTAAACTTTCTTTATCTAATAATGCAGGATCTATTGTTGCTGAGATAGTAACTAATAATTCATTGGATACAATTCCTTCACCTATAGCATCAATAAATGCTGCTTTTACACGATAAATATCCGCATCACCAGTGTAAGTTATCGTATTCCCTGTGGAATTAAGAATATCTGTCTTTGCAGAACCTACAATATAAAACCGAATACTATTAGCAGTACTTGGCATATTTGATACTAATAAGGCAAATCCTTTGATCATGTTTACAGATGTTACTATTGGTGCTTCTAGCTTTTGGAAATCATAGGATACATTTAACCCTGTCCCATATCCTTTTACCGGATTATGGCCATAAATTAATAGGTCTCCTTTTCTATTTTTAAGTTGTATTATCTCTCTAATAGAATTTGATTTTACAATCAAGCCTTGTAAATCACCTGTATTACTATTACTTCTGACTTCATAGAAATCAATATAAGTATTTGTGATAGGAGTCCATTCAAGTA